ATCAGGCATATGGTCTGGTAGCTGTTTATCTAACCATTGATTGTGCACACCATTAGGTGCAACTATTACTAAACAATTAATTCTACTTTTACTATATAAATATGCAGCAGTGTCTATGGCAACTTTTGTTTTACCTGTACCTTGTTCCATGAATAAACCAAAGTTCGCTTTATCCCTACTTAAATAGAATGATTGCCTTTGGTGTTCGTAAGGCTTAGTTTTAAACATAAAATCATCCGTAGCAGGAGTGGTAAAATTACGAGTATTAGTAGCACTCTTTACTACATCACTATATTGCTCTAAAAATATTTCAGCATCATTATCCCAATCAGCTGATGCCCAGTTCTTTTTAACATACTCAATATTAGCCCCTGTAGGGCTAAAAGCAACATGCCTACCAACCCACTTTCTAAATCCTGGAAGATTGGTAAACAATTGCATATTTTCTGAAGTTAAAGGGAACTTAGCTAATAAGAATTTACCTTGAACACTTATATGCACTTTTAATCTCCCTTAGTTTATCTAATACCCCAGACCAATGGTTGTGAGCCCAAGAACCTACTTTTAAATAGGTGAGGTGTTTCCTCACCCTTTCAATCTTTTTATTTATTTTTCCCATTCTACATGCCCTTTCTTTACATCCCAAGTCAAGTCTTTAGCCCTACCACCTTTTTTAATAAAGGCTTCATATTGAATACCATCAGGATTGTCTAATATTATTTGCATAGAGTACCAACCGAATGTATTAGCTTTTCTAGGATTCTCTTTTACTTTAGGATATATCATGCTAAAGCTTTTTTCTAATACTCTTTTAAATAGTCTTTTAGGTAGTATCTCAATAACTTGTTTTACATACTTGCGTTTACCAGACCATTCATGAATAGGTTTGCTGTCGCACTGATCTATAACCCAACCACCCTTTACGACTTGTACATGGCCAGTGGTTGTAATGATATAAGTTGAAGTTGTATTGCAATTCCACTTAACATACTTTGATAAAGTTATAGGAGTACCATAAGAGAAACTCAAATTAGATCTTTTAGTTAGTCTACCATATTTAGTTATATCAGTATAACCATTGTAAACTCTATACTTAGCATTTAACTTATTTAGCACTTTAATTCTATCATGACTAAATGTAGAGCCTTTCCACTTGTTGCTTTTTTTACCAACTTTTTTATGTAACTCCCATGACTGGTTAAAAGATATACCCATTGCTATAGCTACAGCAGTAACACCACAATTAGGACCATGTACTTGGTCATCAGGATTTACAAAGCCTTCAGGTTTTTTATTAATAATGTTTGTCATAATTTATTCCTTTCTCAGTTTATATATATATTATCGTTTATTTGAGCAGATAAGTAAACAATAATCGTCTCCTGCAAATGCCTATAAAACCAACCTTTTTAAAAAAAGTTTTAAGTTAATTTTCTCCACTTATCTACATACACCTTCCTAAAGCCTTTTTTAACAAGACCTTTTACTAAATACCAATCACCTATTTTTCCTTCTTCAACTATTTGTTTACCTATGCGAGTATATTTAAATCTATCTATGGTGCTTATAATTGGACCAGTGTCATCTTCAAAAGTTAAGTTTAACCATAAGTGATGTCTGTCAACTCTGCGTCCACCTCTTTTAGCTAGGTTGACTGTCTCGTTCATATCTCTTAAATTCTTTTCTGTAAGCTTACCGAAGAATACAAATCGTCCTGGTCTGTCTGCGTCCAATTCAGCTATGTCTGTAATGTCTGAAACTATGCCATGACTTGATGGGTCTTTTTTAATATGACCAAACCTTCTCTCGCATTCGAATATATCATCATACGGAGTAGTGCCTTCATTTAAAAGTTTTTCTTGTCTTGGGGTTAAAGTTATTTTTTCTATGCGTCTATTAATAATATCTTCAGCAACTTTTAAGCCTACACCTTTTATATTAGTTAGCCCACCTATTAACTTGCCATCTTGTACCGACCAATTTATTTGAGATAAAAATTTATCAAAGGGTCTATACTCAAAACCTTCTTTAACTAATTCTCTTAATAATTTTGTTCCTTGGGCTTCATCCCTAACATTACGCAAACACGCAGCAGCAAACTCAAGAGGAAATTTAGACTTAAGAACGCAACACCAATAAGAAAGAAGAGCATAGCTAATAGCATGAGACCTATTAAAAGCCCAAGAGCCCATAGTGTTAATATTATCCCATATCCTTTTTGCATCAGTTTCATCAAGACCATTCTCCTTTGCTCCTATTTTAAACCTTTCCCAATATTGGTCAAAGAACTCTTGACCCAAAGATTTGCTCATTGCTTTACGCAATTGAGATATGTCTTCCCAAGATAACTTACCTACATGACGACCTATTTCCATAACTTGTTCTTGGTATACAACTATGCCATAAGTTATTTCAGTTATATCTTTTACAATTGGGTGAAGATATTCTATGGGTGATGCTCCTGTGTGTCTACTTATATATTGAGTAGTTCCTCCAGATACCAGTGGACCAGGACGACCTAAAGCAGTTAAGGCAGCAACTTCTTCAAACTTGTGCACTTTCATTTGCCTAGTTAAAGATTGTAAAGCATACCCTTCAAATTGAAATATACCAGAATACTTTTCATCATTTAAAACTTTAAAAGCTAGTTTATCATCTAATGGATAATCTACTAACTTTTGACGTTCCCATTTGACTTGGTCTAATACGTCTTGTAGAACTGATAGAGTTCTTAATCCTAAAGCATCTATTTTAAGTAAGTTTAATTTTTCTGCATCATACTTGTCAACTTGTAAAGCTTGAGTTTGTTCATTAAAAGAGCAATATTGATTAACAGGTTTTTCAGTAACAACTATCCCAGCAGCATGCACCCCATTATGCCTAGCATGAAATTCCATTTGTGAAGCTATACGCATTTGAGGATATTTCTTTAATATTTCTCTGCCGATATCTAAATCATTAAATGTATCCATAATACAAAAAGCAGCACGAGCATCACCACCACTCCTTTCAATGATAGCACCTTTTAAGTCATTGACTTCCCATTGTGGTATATTTAATTCTTTAGCTACTTCAGTAATAGTGCTTTTAGCTTTGTATCTACTTATTGTACCTAGCTTAGCAACATTAGCATTACCATACTTTTCTCTTAGATAATCATATACCATATCTCTTCTATCATCTTGAAAGTCTATATCAATATCTGGTAAGTCTGCTCTATTAAGATCTATAAATCTTTCAAACAATAAATTATGTACCAGTGGGTCAACATCAGTAATGCCTAACAAATAGCAAACTAAAGACCCAGCACTACTACCTCTAGCTGGTCCAACTAGCATATGCTCCTTAGCATAGTTAACCATATCAGCTATAACAAAAAAGTAATCCTCATACTTTTTATTATCTATTAAACCTAATTCATAAACTAATCTATCATAGTATTTTTTGTCTTTTAGGTTAATATTTAATTTAGTGGCACCTTCTTGGCAAAGTTGTAATAATGTCTTTTTACTGTTAAACTTAACCATATTGGCTTGTTTTAATGTCGCTACGCACACTTTAGCTATCGAATAGGTATTATCTATTGCCTCTTTTGGAGCCCAATTTACACAATCTTTATATTCCCACTCATTTAAAATATGCATAGGTTTTGTTCTATCTGTTCTGTTTCTACCTACTAAAACCTGATAAACTTTTCTATCGGATATTGTTGGGTAGTAATTATCGCTAGTAGCTATTAATGGAAACTTTTTAGTTAAACAACTCTTATCACTTATAGGGCTACATTCAGCAAATACATTTTTATTGGCTTTAGGTAACAATCCCCAATTAGGATTTGGACCACTAAATATTATTACATTATCACTCACATCAAATAATTCTGTGTAGTCTAATCTTGGGACATAGTAAAAGTTTTCTTTTTTTAATGATTCAGAGTTTAACCTATATATCTCTTCAAGACCTTTACTATTCTTAGCTAAAAATGTCATATAATTAATAGGTTGTTTTGTACGTTCTTTACTGTCTTCAACAAAGCCTATTTCAACTCCATAAATTGGTTTTTTGCAGATCTTTGAAAATGGTACATGTCCCCATGTGTTGTTATCTGTTATAGCTACAGTATCATTATTACAAGTTTCTATAACTTTATTAAGTGGACCATAAGCTTTACGGAAAGAATACTCTGTACGAACTTTTAAATTAATCATTAAGATGTCCTTCTTTTTTATACCATTTTAAAACTTCTACAGTAGCCTTAACATCATCAACAGCCCTGTGTGCACCTTTGTGTTCTTTACCTGTTATCTCTAAGTAGATGTCTGTAAGTTTTCTTTTTAAACCCCATACCTTTTCACCTACCTCTACAGTACACAAGTGCTTAGGTGGCCATGGAAACTTTATTAGTTTATCAATCCTAAGTAAATTATATTTTAATACATTAGAATCAAAAGACAAGTTGTGTGCAGCTAAAACTTCTTCCCCAATAAAAAAATCTACTAACTTATTATAGTAAGCTATGAATGGTGGTTTGTCTTTTAGATCCTCATTTTTAATCCCTGTTATCTTGGTTATTTTAGGTGATAGTTCTTGGTTGGGATTTACTAAAAAATTTAACTCTTCTTTTACATTTAAATCTTTATCTAGCTTAACAGCCCCAAACTCTATTATATGGGGTTGTTGTTTTATATCTACTGCATCTGGCATAACTAAGCCAGTAGTTTCAAGATCCATTACTATCATCAATATCCTCCAAAATAAATGAATAAACTCCTAAGTCGTGTATTGAGTCTTGGTGCTTGTTTGACCATTGATTGCAGTATCTAATTAATTTAGTTACAATCATATTTACTGCACCTAGCCTATTCCAATCTTCTGTTGACTCACATTTTAATCCATTAGGAAAAAGACTTTTCATAACCTCCCCATGTATCATGTAAGAGTGTCCGTATCTTTTACCTTTATATTCTGCAGTCTTAAGAGCTGTTTTAATTTTATCTGATAGCATCGTCTTCCCTTTCTATTTTAAGTTCTGCAATTTCATCTTGGAGTTCGTTGCATGTATCTGTTAGTTGATCTATTTTAGCTTCTTGGTCTTCATAGTTATTTATTATGTCTTCAAGTTTGCCTCTTAAAGTTGCTCTAACATCTAATATACGAGCAATGGGTTCTCTATCTAATTCAATATTATTATTTATTATTCTTAAATCAGTCATTTAATAATCTCCTTTGTTTACTTGTAAGCATGTTAGCCCTAAATCATCTCTATACATTTGTACTACGTCAGGTCTGTCTTCTAAAACAAACCAAACTTTTTTGACATTAATATGGTCTTTTACTATTTTCATCTTAACCTCCGCATCAGAACTTTTATCTTCATTCTCACGCATGTATAAACCATCACAAGGAATATCATTTAATTTAATCCATTCATTAGTTATCCTAGCCCACTTTTCTTCTCTGGCTGTTATTAAGTATATTTTAGTTTCCGAGTCTTTTAGATTCCTAATAATATTAGCAATATTCTCAATACATGGTTCTTCTGCAGATCTTCTGTTGAATTCATCATATTCTTCTGCAGTCATAATCCTATCAGAATTATTTATTATATTAGCCCTATCACCAATCTCAGCAATTGTTCCGTCAATATCACATATAATTATTCTTTTCATTATTTAACTCCTTTTTCATTTAAAGGTCTTGACATTGATGGAGCTGACCACTCTTTTGGAGTTAAGAATGGCTTTGCCCAATCGTGGACTTTTATAACTTCCGAAACCATAAGTGTAAAAACTTCTCTGTATTCACCTTGTGCTCTTGGGCTTAATCTAGACTTAGCCATTTCATGTAAAGTTCTTAAATTAAATTTAGCTACAATATTAGTGTGGATATTAGTAGGCAATATACCTCTAGCATCCTCAGCATTAACTCCTGAGTTTTTTAACTTTTGATAATATTCATTTATAGCTTCCATTGCTTTGGTATAATGGTGCTTACCTTGTTCATAGTCTTTCACTTCTTCTGGTATGTAATAACCAAAACCTTGCATATCAACTGTACGTTGAGATTGCTGTGCATAGCTACCTTGTCTTGTGCGTACAAACTGATGAGTAAAGCCACGAGTAACTTCTCTAATGTCAAATACATAATCAACAAACTCCCATGATGATTTTATAGTATTTAGCATATAATCTAGTTCGGCTTGTTTTTTACCTTCTGGCCACTCTTTAATTTTAGCATACGCACCATCTTCATTCATTAACCTAGTATTTTTAGTAAACAATAAAAGGTTCTTAGCATCACTAGTGTAATTTATTAATTTAACCTTCATTGTCTAACTCCTCGATTAATTTGTTAGCAAACTGATGAGGAACAGCAATCATAACATAAGCTTCAAAATTATTACTACCTTGCTTAATATCTAGCTTAACTCTTTTAAATCCTTCTATTCTAATATTAATAGTTTCTACTAAAGCTATTTCTGTATTTTGAGATGAGCCTTGTGATAAGTAATATTTTGATTTGCCTTTAACTTCACTAGCTATCATGTCTGCTGCAGTTCTTTTTGCTGCCATGGTTGCCATGTCTACTGCTAGTTGCTTGTGGATTGATTTACCATAACCACTCACAACAGTAGAACCTTCAACTGCTGGTGGGTCAATATACCAAACTGGTTCTGATGGTGAATTAAATTTATAACTACACCCTCCAAAAAATTGTATCACTACTACGAAAATTATCATTCCTAAAAAAAATTGTATGTAATCTTTCATTTTATATTCCTTTCTTACTACTTAAATTAATTAAATAATTATTGCCAATTAAATTGTCAACGACATTTATATCATCAACAACATCATCAAGCAACAACTGCCTCCATGTAGCAAACCTACCCACAGAAAAAATATTATACTTTTGAGTCATGTGTAAGATAAACTCTTTGCGTATAGTATCATCTATTGGTAGTAACTTGCCATACTTCATTTCAGATAAACTTAGATTATTTAATGTCTTGGGTTGAATGCCAAAGTCTTCCATTAAAAAACTAAATAGTTCTGAAGCCTTCTTGTCTGGTTCTTCTATGTACTCAGCTATAATTATGTTACCAGTTATAGAAACTCTATAGCATTTAGATAACTTGTCTGGATAATAAATTGTTTGATAAATATCCATGGTTGGGTCAGATATCACTCCTCGCTTAGACCATATCTTTTTAAATTTAAAATCAGGTTTTTGTTTCCAATTTACTATGTTCATCATAACTGGCATAGGTATAGTAGATATTATAGGATCTTCACCAACAGAAGGTAACTTGTAAGGATCTAAAGTCTCTCCATATTTAATATCTAATCCATTAGACATTAATTCAATAAAGTTAAAAGGTGCGATGTATCTTATTGCTGGGTCTAAATTATTTATAGATCTATCATAATATGCTCCTGTTACTTTTTTAGAATACATATTAGATAAAAATATATTAGGCTCAGTAATAATTTCACTATCATACTTTATAGCTTTTCTAACTTTAACTCTCTTGAATGGTATGCCAGTGGCTATAGATACTTTGTCAGATCTAAAACGTAGCAATGCATCATGGTTGTTGGGTAATGCATTTTGAGATTCTTTAATGATTGGTTTATGTCTACGCAACATGTGTGCTGTTAACATACCAGCCATACCTGATCCATAGATAATCATCTTTTAATCCTTACTCTGCCTTTTTCTATGTCCCATGCTAGGTCTTGTCGTCTACCACCTTTAGATACATATTCTTCATATGTTATCCCTTTATTCTTAATAACAATATCTAAAGAATTACGACCATGACTTTCTTCTCTTCTAGGGTTGACTAGCAGATCTGTGGTAATCTTTCTGCCTTTATAAATAGATTTGCGTCCACGAGTTTCATCTCCATTTATTATTCTTTCTGACTTAGGCTTTTTAGAATTAGGCTTTTTTGATTTATTAATTATTCCTTCTTCTCTTAGCTTCGAGAATAGATTCATTAATCGTTCTGCTCCTGTTCTCCTATCAGCAAACCTTCTTACTTTTTTAGTATCTTTTCTATTAGTATAACTATTGTAAAGTTCCACCATATCATCGCCAGTTATCGTAGCATAATTATCAATTATATCATTTATATTTCTTATTAATATTCCTGACTTGCCATCGTCTTTAGCTTGAGTAATGCTATCATAACAAGATATAGTGCTAAGCCCATCAGACTTATTATATCTTTTTAAAAATATTTTATAGACTGCCATTGTCTTCTCCTTCCTTAGATATAGTTATTAATTGTTTATCTGTATTGGTTAAAAATTTTTGAACAACGTCCAACATTCTATCTTGTTGAGCCATTACCTTAACAGTGTAATCTATATATTCAAAATAATCTTTTTTTAATAGATCGTATTTTTCTTGGGTTGTAATTTCAGCTATATCTATAGCCTCAATATATTTTTTTACATAATGCATAATTTATTCCTTTCTCAATATTGTTAGTATTATTTAAAATCATTTTAATTACAACATTTATTTTACGTCAGTTAAAATCAAAGTGCTTCAATGTTCTTGGTTGTGTTATGTATAATTTATTTTTAGCCCTAGTTATCGCCACGTACCAAACTCGTAACTCTTCATCACTGTGAATATTATCAAAACTTTTTTTGCTCATATCTGTTAATAATAAAACATTATCAGCTTCCCCACCTTTAATTTGATGGATGGTACTAATTATTATTTTAGGTTTATCTTGAAACTTTTCACCATTACGCAAACATGCTCTTAAATATTCTCTATCACTTAATGGGATTAATTTTAAAACTTTGAGCCATGATTGTTGCAGGATGGTTGATGGTAATCCTAAATCATTCACTGTGTAGCTTTCTAAATTCTCTAACTTATGTTTAATGGGGATAAATTTTAAAACATTTTTAGCTTCACTTATAGATAGCTTATTGCCTTTGCGTAGACTTTCCCAAGACATGATAGCTTTACTAACGTCTGTATTTAAAGAGCTGTTGTTATGTATCATATAACCTTTACCTTGTTGTATGGCTACTTGTTTACATCTAGTTAATAAATATTTAGATCTGGCTAATAAAAGCCAGTTACCTTTTAAATTAATTTCTTGTTCATTGGCTATGTATTCTACTGCACCTTTAAATTCTCTTGGTTGCCATTTCTTTTCATATCTATTTTTTATACGTTTTAATATTTTATTTGCTAGGTTGTGAATGGTTGATGGTATTCTATAAGATTGAGGTAAAACTATTTTGTTACCTTTTAATGATAAGAATTTATTTACATCAGCCCCAGCCCAACCAAAAATAGCTTGATCATCGTCACCAGCAATAAAAACTTTTTTAGCATCTTTAGATAATTTTATAGCTAACTTATATTGCAAAGAGGACAAGTCTTGAGCTTCATCAAATATACAAACATCAACAGGTAATGTACCTTTATATTTTTCTAACATGTCTGTAAAATCATACAAGCCATATTCTTGTTTATACTTTTTAAGAGTTTGTTTGTATTGCTCTACTGCGTGATAAGTTAAATCAGTAATATTAGATATTCTAAATTGTTGCTCAGTAGTGCGCATTGTCATTCTAGCTAGTGCATCTACTCTGGCACATTTATCTCCTAAACCATCCCCAACAGGTAACATTGTAAACTCATCATACACACCTTTAAAAGTTAAGCCCATAGCCCTACCAAATTTTTTATAATGGTTAGTAGTCATAACTTCATCAGAACGCAAACCTAATTGTTTAAAAGCTAAAGAGTGTATTGTTCTAAAAAATGGCAACCTATCTTCATCAAAACCAAAACGCACAATGGCTCTGTCTATTGCTTCATTTGCAGCTTTACGAGTAAATGCTAAAAATGCAATGCGTTCTGGAGGTGTTCCATTTTCAATAGCTTCATCAACTATATTTAATAGTGATGTTGTTTTACCTGTTCCTGGTGGACCAAGAATAATATTAACCCTATGAGAAGTCTTTAATGTTACCATTACGAACTTTTTCTAAAACTATTTTTGCAGCATGAACGGAATAAAAGTCATCCGAATTAAATGTACCTTTAGATATCATAGTTTCTAAAGCTTCAAATAACGATATCAAATCATCATTATCTAAATCATTTCTTATTCTACGGAAAAGTTCCTCGTTCTCATATTTGTTTCTCCAGTTAGTTAATCTCCATGTTTCTATTGGTGGTACTGTCATTTAAAAATCCTCCTCTATGGTTGATGGTAAATCTAAATCTTCTTCTTCATAAAACTCTGGTGCTGTGACGGACCAAACTTTTACAGGCTTACTTTTTATTTTAAAAGTTTTACGTTCTGCTCCTGCGTCTCTGAGCCAAGACCATATTTGGTGCTGGTTAGAATATTTATATCTTCTAGTTTCTAGGTAGATAAAAAGATCTTCAGATCTAAAAAATACTCTTTTAGTTTCAGTATCATGAAAAGGCTTACCATTCATAATCTCATCCCGATGACGAGCCTGCACCTTACCAGTTAAGAATGTATCTAAAAATCTTTCAAATTGACCTTTAGGTGAAGCATCATCAGGATCTTGTACAATCTCTACTACTTCAAGTAACTCATTTATTCTATGTTCCCACCTTTGAGCAGGCATAGTGGATGGGCATTTATTTAATCTTTCTACACAAAGCTTTTGTAACTTGCGTTGATCTAATAATTGGTCGGTGTTGGTTTCAATACGTTCCCCACCTATTTCAATATACCACCTTACAGATTCTTTATTTGTAGTTTCATATTTAGTGATACTATCTATTTCAATACTAGCCCCAGACATGTTAGAACCAACCCCAAATTTACGTTTAATGCATTTAACCCTTTCACAATAGTTACAAATGGGTGCTTGTTTGCAGGTATATTCATAATCCTTTTTAGCTACACCCTTAACTATCCCACTAACTTCTGAAGCTGATAGGGGAGGTTTAACATATTCATAGTTATGTTTCATGACGTCTTCTTGCCAATCGTCTGGATTCTTTTTTCTATAGTAAACACCTATATTGAATAGTGAAACATTCCTAGTGCCTTCAGGAAAACCCATCGTAGATAAATGTTGCAAGCAAGGTGGACCATCTTCAAACATATCTATAAGTTTAGGTTGATAAGATTGTAATTTATCTAAGGTTGTTGTTTTACTTTCTGCGTAGTCTAAAAATTCTGTTAGAGATAATTTCTTACCATCTTTGATTGCGTATCGTTCTGAGCTCTCACCACTGTGATAACATAAGTTTATCCAATTACCTCTATCACGTTCATTAGCACGTTTAGTTTGTTTAGGGAATATCTCTACACCACCATAGCCTAATTGTGCTGCGAACTCATTTAGTTTACTTACTACCTTTGTGGCTTTGACTGGTGGGTCTAGGAATAAATAGAGGTGTGCTCCTCCACTCTTGGATCTGCATAGAACTAATGGGGTGTCTTTAATTCTTTTTTCAAGTTCTTCTAATTTTTCACTTAAAACAATAGCACCCTTTATATCTATATCAATAGCCCCAAAGCTACATGTGTTATCGCTTTTTAACATAATAATACCTAATATATAGTCTTTACCATTTAAGTGGTCTTCATAATTTTTAGTGGTTGGTGGTTCTGATATAGTTAAAGCCCTACCAGAAAGCTTACCTTCAGCTGATTTGTTAAAAACTTTATATTGACCATAAGCATGTTCATACCCATCAAACAGTTTCATAAATCTTTTTACTTTATTTGTCATTACTTCCTTTCTTAAATTTGGGAGGGTTGTTAGCCCTCCCTTAGTCTTACATTACGTCTGAGTCTTCATCGTCCTTAGAATCTTCTGGGGCAACTTTTACATCACCTGATTTTATTTGATCCCTGAAGGCTCTTGCTGAAAGGTAAATTTGATCTCCACCTTTAAGTTGTTTCATGATGCCTCCACTACCAGCATCAAACATTGGCTCAACATCCCAACCAAACCAATCACCTTTATCATTACTCATAGGTACAGTCTTTAACTTATAAGCATTATAAAAGATAGCAGGATTAAAAACTCCACTGCCATCAGGTTTAGGAACTTGTAGAGCAGCAGTCATACTATTCCATCTACGAGCAACTTTTAACATACTACTAGTCATAGATATTAAAGCTTGAGTGGTGGCTCCAGTTTTATCATCATACAAGTATGCAAAGTATTCTCCTGTTGTAACTACTTCATTACCATCGGAGGTGATGTCTTTCATTGAGCCTTGAGGCTTCTCGCATAGTTCTAGGATACTGCTGTCTGTGCCATGGTCTTTTACTAAACCACCACCAGAGTCTCTAGGCTTCCATTCAATATACTTTCTACTATAGTTTACTGGGATAACTGTTACACCCTTTTCACCATTGTAAAGTTCTTTAGTTACTGAATTAATGATATCACCTACTTCAGCTCCTTCAATATACTTACCATCTCTTTTGTTGACTTGTGGAGAGTTGGATTGTAAAACTTGAAGTCTGGGTATCATGTAATCTTCGTTGGTCATTCCTTCTTGACCTACACTAGCATCTTCCATTAGCATAGATGGGTCAATTGTTGATACTATAGTATCATTCTTTTTTTGTACTGCTTTAACCATATTAATTACTCCTTTTTATAACGGCACGATGGCCAGTGAAAATTTTAAAGATATCATAAGGAACATCCTTACCATTGACTATTTGTTCTTTGAGCCAAGAGTTTAGTCTCCTATGATTTACTTCAGACTTATTAGCGAAGTCGTATTGCTTTGAGTCTAAGATCTTTTCAAACTCTTTAGCTTTACTATCTTCACCAGTAGCGAACTGAACAACATAGTTATTACTTATTAAAGAGTCAGCCTTATTGTCTCTTAGGTAATTGTAACAACTATTTTTCCTTACGATTAAGTTATCTTTTAATTCACCTTTGGCACGTTCTATTGCACCATTGCTAGGTGTACTACCAGACACTACATCATTCACTGAAACTTTAGTACCATCATTTAGCTTAAATTCCTTTACATTTAAACTATTCATTAACTCTGGTAAGTCTATCTCAGAAACTTGCTTTAAGTTCTGTTTCGCTAGTTTGAGTTGTTCTTCAAGCTTAATCACATCGTCTTCAAGTTGTAATTGTCTTTCAGCTAACTCGCTACATGCACCTAATTCATTGGATGTGGGTGCGACATCCTCTAGCAAATTGATTTTACTCATTTGTTTTCCTTTCTAAATTCCAAGGTTGTAGGCATGTACCAGCCAGCTCTTCTATCCCTATCACCTTGCTCGATGTTACGTTCCCATCTGAGAACATTAATAATTGGAGATACTTCTGCAGCCAAAGCTGATACTATCATCACTGCAATTGGATCTCCACCTCCTGCCCAAAGTATATAGTCATTGGGACTGAAGTCTTTTAACAACCTACGAGCCTTAAATATAGACGGACCAGTTAAGAACTGAGGCTTTTCATTAGGCTCAAAAATAACCTTCATTGAACCATAACGAGTTGCGTCAGTTAAATCTGGAGTCCAACCGAACTTATTCTCTCTTGGTCGTTGTACTAAGTAGACTGTTGCCATTTAATTCCTTTCTCAAATATATCTATATACTATATATAAAAGAATTGAGAAGTAAAATATTTTTTTCCTAGGATATGGGGTAACTTGGTAACTGCGGTAACTTAATCTCTGTAAGCCTTAGTAAGTAAGGATTATATCTGGGTAACCAGAGTAAGAATCTGTTGGTAACTTTTTTAATACTTTGGTAACTTTAGGCTTTACTTATTTGTGCAGTTGGCGTATAACATAGTTATAACTGAGAAAGGAATAAATTATGATAGATAATAAATGTAGACCATCTGCTAATATCCACAAAGGTGATTGTGTTTACAAGTTGGCTGATGCTAATGGTCATTCTTGTGGTAATGTTTGTGACGAATGTTATGATGAGGTTAAAGCTAAATATAATCCTGACATATTTGATAAACCTTATAATGATGGAGATGTTTAATGATAGATGATAAATATATAGAAGATCAATTACCACCTAGATGGTTAATAGAAGATCAACTAGCACAACAAAAAGAAGATGCAAAATATCTTATTAAATATAATAAAAGACAAGTAGAAAAACAAAAATTTATATTGTCATCTTTAGAGAAGTTTTTAACAGCACCTAAATTTAGTGTTTATAATAAAAAACATGGTTGGACTAATCTTGAAGGTGTATTAAATGCTATTGATGAAACTAAAGATCAAATAAGGGAGTTTAGAAAAGAAATATGCCTTTACATGAAGGAGAGTGCTTAATGTATACAAAAAAACAACAAAAAGAATATTTAATTAAATTACAAAAATTACAAAATGAATTAAGTGCAGTACAAAATGATAAAATATTTGATACTTGGTGGTCAAAAGAAGAATACAATAAATTTATAGAATTTTCTAATGATATTTATTTAAGAATAGAAGCTTTAAAACCAAAAAAGGAGAGTGCTTAATGAAAAAACATATTAAGAAATTACAAAATATTTAAACAACTGAGAAAGGAATAAATTATGATAGTAAAATATGATTATAAAGGCGAACCAATTCAAACTTTTAGAAGAAATTTTAAATTTAGAGAAAAGTATTCTGGTAATGAACCTATTAGTTGGGAGACTTTCGCTTCAGATTTTAATAAAATTAGAAAACATTTTGAAACTGGTCGTTGTAGATTCTACAATGATGATGAGAGACAAGTTTACGTTCACTCTAGAAAGATAGTAGATCATGTAGAGAAATATGGTGAAGAGCCTATGGAAGTTTGCTCTAGTGATTGGTGGGCTTTAGGTGATTTAGTTTCTTTTGTTCAAACAACTTTAGAGCATAGAAAGTCTCCAGTATATTATAAGTATGCTAATCATATGGGATGGAGTGATGTTAACCCTTGGGAGATTACTATGATAGTTAGTGAAAAAACTATTGAGATTAAATCTATGAAAGCTACTAAAGATGATTCTGTTAAGCTTAAATGGGTAGCTGGAGGATTTGCTGGTCATTGTGTTAATCAAAGAGATCAAGAATGGTTTATAGAATCTGATTCTGAAGGTGCAAGAAAAAGAATCCGTAGAAGAAAAGATGGATATTGGTATGATAAGTATAACAGCAGATTTATAATAGATCTTGAACCTCATAAGTTCTACGATTATAATTTTTAAATTATTTTCATAATATCTTTAAGGCTACTTTAAAAATTTCTTACTCCCTAAGAATCCAAAATGAAGTAGCCTTTCCTAAAAAGTTTGAGCCAGAATTTAAAAAATAAGAATTAACACAACAAATTATATATAGTAATTTATCCCCAAATTTATATTTACAACTGCTTTTGTTAATATTTTTTCTGGCTCAAGAAATAATTATCTTACTAACAATTAAAAAAATAAAGAGTTATTTTAGTTATTAATCATATATAATTGCACATAATAATTAAAATTGTTGATTTACATAAGTTATTTTGTATTTATATAAGGAGTTGCAACATTAACACGAGGACAATGTGTCGGAAGAAAATACAGAAAATAAAAGAAAAAGAGGAAGACCAAAAAACCCACCAGAACCAAAGGTGCAAGTGCAACGACCAATTAAAAATGGACCACGCAATAAATTCACAGGAACATTTAAATCTGTTGAGCCATTAGGCACAGAAAAAGTATTTAGGAAAAAGAGATACAAGTGGAACCATCAAGCATTAATAAATTGGATTATGGGACAAGCAGATCCTGCAGGCTTTCTTGGTGCAGTGATGACAGGCAAAGAAATATTCCCAGTATACAAGCAAGATGGTGAAGGCAAAGTAGAACATGTAGGCAAAGTATCAGCAGACCCAGAACTAAGAGTCATGGCAGCAAAAACCCTATTAGGCAAATGCGTTCCTGATTTAAAAGCTGTAGAAATTAATTCAACAGTTGAGCAGAAGAAAGTAATTGACATAACAAGGATATCAAGCGATGACCTCAATACCATTGAACGAGCTCTTGAGCACTCTGTCATTGAACCAAGTGAAGGCAGAGAAGAGCAGGAGGAGTCTGAAGGAGTTTATCAGAAACAGCTGGACAACAGTTGAACCTGGAAGAGACTTCCACGACAATTGGCACATTGATGCTATATGCGAACACTTACAAGCAGTAGTTGAAGGTGACATTAAAAGGCTAATAATAAACATACCACCAAGACACATGAAGTCAATTACAGCATCCGTGGCACTACCAGCATGGTGCTGGACTAAATACCCTAACAAAAGATTTCTGTTTGCTAGTTATGCGAACTCTTTGTCAATAAGAGATTCAGTAAAGTGCCGTAGACTAATAGATAGTAGATGGTATCAAGACCACTTTGGTGATATGTTTAGCTTAACAACAGACCAGAACCAAAAGCAAAGATTCGAGAACGACAAAACAGGAATGCGCATAGCTACGTCAGTTGATGGAGCATTGACTGGTGAAGGTGGTGACATTATAGTTATTGACGATCCACACAATGTCAGAGAAGCAGAATCCTCAACAGTACGTGAAGGTGTTCTTGATTGGTGGGACCAAGCCATGCAAACCAGACTCAACGACCCCAAGACAGGAGCATTCATTATTATAATGCAACGTGTACATGATAGTGATTTAACTGGTCATATACTTAGCAACGATTATGATTGGGATCACTTATGCCTACCAGCCAGACATGAAGAAAAGCACCCATACCCATCCACCTCGTCTATAGGATTTAAAGACCCACGCACTGAAGAAGGTGAATTATTATGGCCAAATAGAATTGATGAAAAAACTTTAGACAAGCTTGAGCAGTCGCTAGGAAGTTATGCTGCATCTGGCCAATTACAGCAAAGACCTTCAATGAAAGGTGGCACCATATTAAAAGAACATTGGTGGCGATGTTGGGAAGACCCAGATCACCTACCTCCTATTGAATATGTAATACAATCCTGGGACACTGCCTATTCAACAAAAGAAAAATCAAGCTACTCAGCCAGAACAACTTGGGGAGTATTTAAGTATGAAGGTTGTTGGAATGCTATAGCTATTGATTGTTGGTATGATAGAGTAAGCTATCCTGACCTCCGCAGAGAAGCACAAGAAGCATATGACACCTACCAACCAGACGCAGTCTTAATTGAAAAGAAGGCTAGTGGTCAATCATTATTACAAGACCTCCGCATGAGTGGTGTTCCTGTTATACCTTACATGCCAGACAGAGATAAAGAAGCACGTGCCCATGCAGCATCCGCACTTTTAGAAGATGGAAGAATATGGTACCCAGCAAAAAAGAAGTGGGCAAAAGATTTGATAAATATATGTTCGTCCTTTCCAACAGGAGATAATGACGATATAGTAGATACGTGTACACAAGCATGGCTTAGATTACGCAAATCTTGGTTCTTAACGCACTCCGAAGATTGGGAAGACGACTACCAAGAGAAAACAGATAGGAAACCATTATATGGCTGATGAGAAAAATGTAATACCCTTCGCAGAAGGAGCACCAGCAGACAACCTTGAAGTTGAAGAAACTAAAGATGGCGATGTCCTCATAGGAACACCAGAAGAAGAGCAAGAAGTAAATTCTGACTTTTACAGTAACCTAGCCCCAGACATTGATGAAAGAGAATTAGTTAAACAAGCTTCCGAGTTGCTAGACTATTACAACATAGACCGAGAAGCAAGATCCAATTGGGAAGAGCGATACAAAGAAGGTTTAAAAACTCTTGACCCAGACGGAGGATTACAAGACGATGATTCTGAAAGAGCAGCAAGAGGATTAAGTCAAGTTGTACATCCGATGATTGCTGAAGCTGCAACACAATTTCAATCTAGAGCAATAGCTGAGTTATTCCCTGCTGGTGGTCCAGTGAAGACTGTTACCATAGGTGAAGCAGACGACAAACTCAGAGAACAAGCAATCCGTGTGCAAGATTATATGAATTACCAAGTGTTAGAAGAGATGCCTGAGTATTTCCCAGACCTTGATCAAATGTTATTTCACTTACCTTTAATAGGACAAACTTTTAAAAAAGTATGGTATGACCCTAGTATGGATAGAATTACAAGTCGCTTTGTTAAAGCTGAAGACTTCGTGGTTGCTCCTGAGAGTACAGATCTTTTAACTTCTCCTAGATATACCCACGTTATACAAATGCCTCGTAATGAGTACAATAAATATGTTCAAGCTGGCTATTACTTACCTAGTGATAGTTATGTTGGTGGTTCATCAGAGATGGACGAGACAACTTATGATATTGAAGGCATAAGCCCAGAAGCATCAGAAGGTGTAGACCAACAGATGACCCTTTTAGAAATGCACACTAATATACAATTTGATGGTATTGATGGTGCGGATATTGAGGATGAAAATTCTGTCGCTTTACCTTATGTAGTAACTATTGATTACGATTCTCAAACTATTGTATCTATAAGACGTAACTGGGACGAGTCTGACGAGAATAAGGCTAAACGTAATTGGTTTGTTGAGTATAAGTTTCTGCCTGGATTAGGATTTTATGGCTTTGGACTTTATCACTTAATTGGTGGGTTGGGTCGAGCTGCAACTGGTTCTCTTAGAGCCTTACTAGATTCAGCAGCATTCTCAAATATGCAAGGTGGCTTTAAATTAAAAGGCAGAGTTCCAGGAGGTGAATTAGAAATTAATCCTGGAGAGTTTGTTGATTTAGATGCTGCAGTGGATGATGTGAATAAGGCTATATTGCCTTTACCTTTTAAAGAGCCATCTCAAACACTATTTAATTTATTAGGTTTTATTGTTCAAGCTGGGCAAAGATATGCCAGTGTAGCAGATTTAAATGTTGGTGATGCTAATCCTAATGCTCCTGTGGGCACTACTATAGCAATGTTGGAACAAGGTTCTAAAATATTCTCAGCAATCCATAAAAGACTACACTACGCACAAGGCAAAGAATTTAAAATGATTGCTAAGCTAAACTCTGAGACATTGAATGATGCTATAGACTTTGCTGTGAGTGGTGCTAGTAAAATGATTTATGCTGCAGACTTTGATGGTAGGATTGATATTATTCCTGTTAGTGATCCTAGCATATTTAGTTCTACTCAACGTATCGCACAAGCCCAAGCCATATTACAATTAGCACAATCTGCACCTCAACTCCACGATGTATATGAAGCTTACAAAAGAATGTATGAAGCTATACGAGTGCCAAATATTGATGAGATATTAAAGAAACCTGAAGAAGCACCAAAGCTAGATCCAGTAGATGAGAATGTTACAGTTATGCTAGGCAAACCTATAAAAGCTTTTGCAGACCAGAACCATGAAGCACACATCGCCGTACATATGCAATTTTTATCAGACCCATCCTTAGCTGGTAATAAGTTAGCCCAAAAAAGTATTGGTCCTGTATTGATTGCTCATATTGCGGAACACATGGCTTTACTTTATAGAGTCAGGATGCAAAAAGCTATGGGAGTTCAACTACCACCACTACCAGACCTTAGAGATCCTAAATTTAAATTCGCTGATGTGTCCCCAGAAATAGATAACCAAATAGCAGAACGAGCAGCACAAATTGCTCAGTCCGCACCAAAGATGAAACCAATCGCAGGAATAGATAAATTGGGTGGAGGAGACCCTATTAATTATGCTCAACAACTCGCTAAAATTGAAGCCGAAGCAGTTAAGGCAAGGACTCAAGCCGAAATCCAAGCTGACCAAGCAAAGGCAAAATCAGATATCCAGATTAACCAAGCTAAAGCACAAGTCGATATTCAAAAATCAATGCAAAAACTTAAAGCAGACCTAGAAGGTAAGATGGCTAAACTACAAGCCGAACTTCAAATAGCAAGACAAAAAGAAATAATTAAAATGAATAAGGAGAATTAAATGGACGAGAAAACTTTTATGGACAGGTACATGACTGCATTTAGTGCATTTACTGATGCTCAATCTAAAGGTGAAAACCCAGCAGACATTCTTGAAAGTATGAAAAAGGTGGGTGTAGTTAATCCTAGTGATAGAGATATGGGTTCTATGAGTGGACCAGTAAGTAATAAAGATATGGAATTCATGAATGACCCATCTATGAATGCAGATAGAACAACAGGAGTTCCTATGTCGGATGATAGGAATCCTACTATTATGAATGAGCAACCTTATATGCCTCCAGTAGAAAAAATAAGCCCTATGGGTAGTGAAGATTCTTTAGGTTCAGAAATGGGTGCACTTAGAGGACCAGTGAGTGATAAAGAACTAAAGATGATGCAAGACATGCAACCCTCAGGCTCATTAGTAAATAATGTAACAGATTTTTTAATTAATTTAGGAAGAAAGGTAGGACAATAATGGCAAACAATGAAGTAGATGTAATGGGAATGTTTAAAGCTAAAATGGGCTTTTCAGCTGACCAAGTACCAATGACCGAAGAACAAGTAACACAATTCATGCTCCTCTGTCAACAACAAATGTTAGGCTTACCAGAAGAAGAGCACATGGAAGACGAAGAATCTATGAGTAATGGTTCGGTAAAAATAATTAAGATAGGCAAAGGTTCATCAATGATGGAGGATATGTAATGCCCAAGTTACCTAAAAATTTAGGTGCACTTTTTAATATGGGTGGTAAAGGTAAGCCTGCAAAACAAATAGATATTCCTAATAAAGATGCTGTTTACTTTGATAATATATGGGAAACTCTTAGTAATTTAAAAACTTTTAAAAACTTAAAGAATGAACAAGCTAGAAAAGTAGGTTCTCAAGAATATAATAATCCTAGATTTAAAGATTTTTCAGAAGCTGATTTTGAAAAACTATTAAAAGATAATCCTGAAGATTTTAAACTTGGCATTAATGATTTAGACATGGATGAATTATTAACAGGTAAAATGTCTTGGGATGAAATTGGTGAACAATCAGGGCAAATATTGCAAGTAGGCAAAGAACTTCATAATTTTGGAGTATCTGACGAGCAAATGTTAAAGTTGTTAAATGATAGATTTCTACTTGGAGGTTTTGAGTACGACCCAGAGAATGTTAAAATATTAAATAACATGCTTAAAAAAGTAGATGGTGGTGAATTAGGTAAACCAAATTTAGATCTTAAAGCTATAGAAAAATCTAGATCAGAAAAAGGATATCATCGTCCTGATGGTAGGTTTGTTGTTGGTGATGAGGTTTATGATAATATTGATGATTTTATGGAGCAAACTTCAGGTATAGAAGGAGCTCCTGGTCCTATAGAACCTATGGGTGAAACTATAGTTGACCCAAAAGATGTAGATGACTGATAAAGTTACAGGAGTTTTAAGCCTATTAAAAGGTTTAGCAAAACAAACACCAACTTCTAAAAGTACAGAACTAACAATACCTAAAAAGTCAGACTTAGGTGCACTGCGTGGTAGTAGTAATTTAACAGAAGACATAACTAAACTACCAAGTTTCAAAGAAGCAATCAGAGGTTTTAAAAAATCTTTAATTAAATCCGAAGCTGATGCACAAACTGTAAAATCTATGAGTGATAAAGATATAGACAATGAGTCTATAGGATCTTTAGCTTCTGGTATGAATATTGATAAAGATATTTTTAACAATACAGAACTTTTAGAAGACTGGGCAGCAGGCAAAACCGATTATCAAGATTTTCAAAAAACTAATGAACAAGGATTAATGGAATATCCTTTTGATGAAATGACTTCAGAACCATTTGGCACTGATTTTTTAAAAGGTGCTAACTATCCTATAGACCCAAGAGCATATGTTCTTAGAGATTTAGAGCAAAATTATAAAATGTCTAAACCTGAAATAATTGAATACCTTAAAAAAAATAACATTATTAAAGAAGCCGACCCAAAAGAAACTTTTAACAAACTCCAAGCTGATGCTATAAAAGAAGCTTTTGCCTCAGGAGACCCTAATAATCCTATTGTTAAAAAAATATCTGATGCTTTAAGTAGTGCTGGGGATGAATTAATTCCTGTAGAAGATATAATAACTATAGAAGACATCTATGGGAAATCAAACTAATGGCTAAATTTGATATAGGAGCACTGCTAAATTTATTAAAGCAAACCCCGAAAACTAATCCACCTTCAGGTTCAATACCTAGTAAGCAAAATTTAGAAAGAGCAGCACTCCGAGACAAAGACCTATTCAAAGCAACATATGGCAGAGAACCAACAGAAGCTGAATTAGGTGCATTACCTTTTGTAAACTTAGGAGACTTAGTAAACTTAGGTGCATTAAAAGATGTGCCTTATAGTCCTGGCAAGGCTAGTGAAGTTACAGCTACTGAAATGGGTCAAGCTGGTAGACCTACTAGCCCAACTAAAACTCGTGAAGGTTTAACTAAATCAACAGGAACAACTGAAACAGGAGACCCTTTACTTAATGATTTTGCTAATGATTTAATGTTTGATGGTACTAGCCCTATGGGTGGTACTGCGGATACTATTAAAGGTATTATAGATGATAATGAGGAACTATTTTATAACGATTATTATACAGACATTTTTAGAAATAAAGATGGTAAGTTAATGGGTTATAGAAATAATGAGAGATACGCAAGATTTAAAGATTATTATAGCGAAGAAGATATTGCTGCAGATGAGTTAGGTCGCAATAAGCAAGAATTATTAGAAGGTGTAAATATTTATGCAGAAGAAGTGCCTGACCACACTGATGTTGTAGATTATTTTAAAAATACTGCGCAAGATTATTTAGATGATAAAGGTTTAGGAGATACTATTTATTTGTTCCGACAAGGCAGACTAGCCAGAGGACCACTTTCTTTTTCTATGAGTCCTACAAGTAAGCCTAATATTTATAATACAGGACAAAAAGTTGATGTATATGCAGTTAAAAAGAAAGATATAAAAGCCATACCCAACTTACATAAAAAAGGCGAAACACATTATAGTTATGAAGAAGAAATTTTAGCTGACGGAGAAGATGCTGCTTATGTAGGTTCAATAGGTAATTTTACAGATTTAAGTTTAAAAGATGGTCCAGGAATTAAATTTGTTGATAGTGAGAGACCTTATACTTATAAAGATAATGAACTAGGAAAAACAGCTAAAGTAGATTCAGAGCAATTTTTAAATCAACTTAGAGGAAGTAAATAATGGCTAAACTACCTAAAGTAAAAAAAGTAAAAACTCCAGGAGGTTACATGGTACCAGCTAAGTATGTAGCTGGGTTAAGTGGTGAACAACGTAAGAAGAGATTATTAGCCCTTGAAAAAATGCGTAAATCAGGTAAAGTTTTAGGAGATCTTCCAGGAGACAAAACACCTTCTGGTAAAAAAAGAAAAACAAAAGAATCTATATACACTAAAAAATTTAGGAAAATGTATGGCAATAAACGCAAAACAAAAAACAGCTCTAAAAAATAAAGCAGAAAAAGCAAACGCACCACTAGGTGCTTTAACTACTATTTACAATAAAGGACTAGGTGCTGCTGCAAGTGGGGGTCGTCGTCCAGGGGTCTCACCATCAGCTTGGGCTATGGCTAGAGTTAATTCTGTATTAACAGGAGGTAAAGCTAGGCAAGTTGATAAAAAGCAGTGGGAACAAATACAAGCTTATCGTAAGAAGAATAAAGGTAAGAAAAAGAAATCATCAACTAAAAAAAATAAAGGAGAATAAAATGTACGGAAAGACAACTAAAAAGAAGACAACTAAGAAGAAGATGACCATGGCAGAAAAAATGGCTAAACTTAGGAAAAAGAAGAATAAGAAAAAAGCTTAATGCCAGTCAAAAAAGTTAAAGGTGGTTATCGGTGGGGTAGTAAAGGTAAAATCTACCCTACTAAAGCCCAAGCAGAAAAGCAAGGCAGAGCAATAATGGCTTCTAAAGGAAAAAAGAAGGGTGCCAAAGTCTAAGAAATTAATCCAGAAAGATGGCACCAGCACACACTGGAAAAAACTAATACAATATAAAAATTGCTCGTTTTGCTCAAATAAAGCTATGCATTATGAGAAATTTAAGTATTATTGTAACAATTGTTTTAAAGGAAAATTAAATGGCAAACAAAACAGTAGAAGCACCTAAAGGTTTTCATTGGATGAAAGCAGGTAAAGGTTTTAAACTTATGAAAGGTGATTACAAACCTCACACAGGTGCAGTTAAGAGGGCATCTTTTGAGATACAAAAGGTACATAAAAATGGCAAAAGCAAAAATAAAAAAGGTAGCAGCAGCAGAAATTAGAGCTGCAAAAAAATTTTTAGAACGTAAAGGCTTTAAAGCCACAGACATACCACCAAGATTATTCGCAATGGCTGCAAAAGAACTAGACAAGTCTTTTACTCAGACATTAAATACTTTAGCACAATCTCAAACAGCAGGTGTTGTGTAATGACCCTTGATCCTTTTATGGTATGGAATGTTGTGCTAACATTAATTGTTCTGCCTTTTGGATGGGCATTTGGTAAAATGTTTTCAGAAGTAAAAAGATTACAGATCTTATTAAATAGAACAAGAGAAGATTATGCAACTAAAAATGAACTTCACAATGAAACAAAAGAGATAAAAGAACTAGTGCTAAGGCTAGAAGTCAAACTCGATAGGTTCATTGAGAAGCACAATGGTTGAACCTGTAACTGCTGTACTAACTGGCATAGCTTTAGTTAAAAAATCAGTAGATTTTATAAAGAGTAATATAGCAACAGCCCAAGATATTGGTGATTTAGTAGGACATGTAGAAAAAGCTTTTGAAGGGCAAAAGCAAGTCATCAAAGCAAGAGAGAAAAAAGGAGCAGACCCTTTTGCAACTGAGAATGTGGCTAAAGAAATTATAGATGCTAGATTAGCACAAGAAGCATTATATGAAATGAAACTACTAATAGACCATCGGTTTGGACACGGAACTTGGAGCTACATATTAGAAGAAAGAAAAAAAAGAATAGATGCTCGTAAAGAAGCAATAAAAGAAGCAAAAGCTAAAGCACATAAGAAACAACAAGAAATAATGGAGTATGTAAAGTGGGGATTAATAGCAGTTATAACTTTAGCTTTTATAAGTGTAGCTATAGGAGTAACTGTTAAATTTTTAGTAACATTAAACCCTCCTGCGTATGCTCATGATTTAGAGTATGATGATGGCACTTGTAAATTATATGAGCCTAGATATTTCTTAATGTGTTTAAGCGAAGGCAGAGAATTTACAGACACACAAATTTACCTAGACTATAAAATAGAGAAGGACCAATACATTGAAAGTATTGATTAATTTACCATTTAACAGTATAAATAAATCATGACACCAGAGAATTTAGATAAATGGCGCATTTGGCCAAGACTGCTTATAACGATGTACGGTTTGTGCTTTTATAGAGTAACTGAGTGGTTCATGCAACTTCAAGATCCAACTAATGCACAATCAGCTTTTGTAAGTGTGGTTGTGGGTGCTGGGGCTGCATGGTTTGGGTTATATTGTGGGAGTGGTAAAAAAAGTGAGTAACAAAGAAGAAAAGTTAAAAAAATATGGTCTTCAAGGTTTAAACAAACCTAAAAGAACTCCAGACCACCCAACCAAGAAAGGAATAGTAGCTATTAAAGATGGTGAGAAAATTAAAATTATTCGCTTTGGCGACCAAAAGATGGGGCACAACTATAGCAGTGAAGCTCGTAAAAATTTTAAACAACGTCATGCTAAGAATATTAAAAAAGGCAAAACAAGTGCTGCATATTGGGCAAACAAACTTTTTTGGGCTGGCAAAGAAGGCTCTAAAAAGAATCCTCCAAAAAGTCAAAAGCATGTTAAAGGGAGAGTAAAAGGTGGAAGATCTTAAAAGCAAATTAATAGAACTTATATCTTTACATGAAGGTGTTAAGTACAGAGTGTATGATGATGCTAATGGTAAAGAAATTAAAGCTGGTGATACGTTAGTTGGCCACCCAACCATAGGTGTAGGTAGGAATATAGCTAGTGATGGGCTAGGTTTAACTATAGAAGAAATAAATTTTATCCTAGTCAACGATATCAATAGAGTAATAGGAGAAGCTAAAAACTGGGTGTTTTTTAATGGATTGAGTGAAGTGCGTCAAGGAGTTTTAGTAGACATGCTCTTTAATATGGGCAGGACTAGGTTTAATCCTAGTAAGTGGCCAAACTTCTTTGGAGCAATAAAAGACCACAATTGGGATAAAGCTTCAAAAGAAATGTTAGACTCTGCTTGGGCTAAGCAAGTCAAATCTAGAGCTGAAAGGCTAAGCAAAATGATGTTAACTGATCAGTGGTAATTTTACTTTTTAATAATTGTGGTTATAATAAATGACATTAATTAGAGCAAATTTTAGTAAACTTTTAAAACCTAAAAAGAAAAAAAGAAGGAAAAAGAAAAATGCAAAAAGACGTAATAATTAATGTAAACGGAGTTTCTTCAAAAAGCGAGGTGCAACTTGACAATAACAGACCTACTGGAGAGCATAAAGAAATCACTAGAGCAGAAGAGGAAAAATCTAGCGAACGAACTGATAGAGGGCAGAGCGAGTGATTTTGCTCAATATCAGAAGAACGTTGGTATCGGTGAAGGCTTAAAGTTAGCAATTAACGATATTGATGATATTTTTAAAAAACTAAACAGAGAGGATGAATAACATGGCTCATCTCCATGAGATAAAATGGGACAACGACCCAGAAACAAACGTACCAAAAAACTTACCAAAACCTACAGGATGGCGAGTTTTAATTCAACCCCAAGCCCCAAAAGTAAAAACTAAAAGTGGCTTATATTTACCATCACAATCTCAAGACAATGAAGAATATTTAACAGCCCATGGCATTATACTTGCTCATGGACCATTGGCTTGGTGTGAAAGAGAAACAGGTCGTCCATGGCATTATGGTCGCTGGGCTAAAGTAGGAAGCCATGTTACTTTTGGTAAATATGCAGGACAAAAGCTAGTTATAGATAAAGTTAAATTGTTGTTGTTAAATGATGATGAGATAACTTCTGTAATACCAAAAGACTGTAATATTCAAAATTATATATAAGGAGCTGGGTTTATGACTACAGAGAACCAACAAGAAGAGCAACTCGAAATAGAGATACAAGATCCTATAGTAGACGAGCAACCTAAAGAAGAACCTAAACAAACCGAAGAACCTAAACAAGATGATGAGGATTATAGCCTTAGAGTCCAAAAAAGAATTAACAAACTAGTCCAACAACGCAAAGACTCTGATTTAAAAGCACAAGAAAAAGAAGAACAAATTAATTCTTTAAAGTCTAGGCTAGAAAGACTCGAGCAAGGTGAGAATCAAAAAGCTGCACAACAGTTTGAACAAAGATACACCAACGTAAAGCAAGAGATGCAAAAAGCTATTGAAGAAGGTGACACATCTAAGCAAGTAGATTATGCTGAACAATTAGCTGATATTCGTGCTGCGATGAAAGTTTCCGAACTTCAAAAGCAACAAGTCATGCAACAAAGGAGTCAATCCCCTACAGTAGGACGTGCTGCTCAACCTAAAGCACCAGCAAAAGCAATGGACTGGTGGGGTAAAAATCAATGGTTTAATTCAGGTGGCTTTGAAAGAGAAACTGCTGCTGCTAGATCTATAGATGTACAACTTGATTTAGAAGGCTACGACAAAGAATCTGATCAATATTATGAAACTCTAAATAATCGTTTACAAAAATTATTCCCCGAGTTAATATCATCATCAGATAACACTGGTAGAAGTAGACCAAAAAGCAGTCAAACAGTAGTAGCTCCATCTGCAGGAGGGTCAACTAAAACAGGAAATCGTATTAAGATGACTAAGGAGCAATTGCGTATGGCTAGAGAAATTGGTTTAACTACACCTGAACAATTAAAAGTCTACGAAACTGAACTTAAAAAACAGGAGAGAAACTAATGGTAGAAAAAAGAAATGTAAGAGCTCAAGAAAGTCAAAAAAATTCTCGCGAGTTAGATGCTCGTGATGATTCTAGTTGGAAACCACCATCATTATTGGATGCTCCTCCAGCACGTCCAGGAATGGTGCAAAGGTGGATAGCTACCTCGATTCTGGGGAAAGAAACTCCTGACAATGTTTATAAAAGAAAAAGAGCAGGTTGGGAACCAAGACCAGCAGATACTATAGGGGACTTTGCAGTTCCTACATTGAATCATGGTCAATGGGATGGGTGTATCGGTGTTGAAGGGATGATACTTTGTGAGATGCCAGAAAATAGATTTAAAAAAATGAAGGCTTATTACAATGACAAAGAAAAAGAACAAAACATGTCCTTAGGCAGTGATTTACGCATGGCAGAAAAAGCTGGTGGAATTCCGATCCAGGAAACAAGAAAAAGTAGTGTCAGCCACGGCAGAGATTTATCTGTTATGGATGATTAATTTTAACAATTTTTATACGAGGTAAAATAAAATGGCAAATGTAAATGCAGCATTCGGATTTGTACCAGTGCGTCATATGTCGAGTTCTCCTATAAGAACTAACAAATATACTATAACAAGTGGTTTAGCTGAAAACATCTTTAGTGGTGATTTAGTTATTCTAACTGCTGATGGTGTTATTACTCCAAGTAATGGTGCAGGTGAAGCAGCAAACACTTTAGGTGTATTTGGAGGATGCTCTTATACAGCATCAGATGGTTCTTATGTTTACTCAGAGATCTGGCCAACAGGTACAACAGCAACAGATATTGTTGCTTATGTGTATGACGATCCTAACATAATTTATAAAATTCAATCAGCTGGAACACCAGCACAGACCAATATTGGTAATTGTGCGGACGTAACAACTGGTGCAGGTTCAACAGTAACAGGAAGATCAGGTTTTTCACTTTCTGGTACTATGGCAGAAACAAAAGCATTATGTAAGATTGTCGCACTTTATGACTCACCTGAGAACTCTTTCGCACAATATGGAGTTGTTGAGGTTTTATTAAACGAGCATATATATGCTCATGACACAGCAGGAATATAGGAGATTAAATTATGGCAATGAATAGAGCACAATTTGCGAAAATGCTAGAGCCAGGATTGAATACCTTATTCGGTCTTGAGTATGCTAGTTATCCTGAGGAGTACAAAGCAGTTTTTGAAGCTAATACTTCTAACAGGGCATTCGAAGAAGATGTATTACTAGAGGGATTCGGTAATGCACCTACTAAAACAGAAGGAGCACCAATTAGTTATGATGCAGCAAGCCAGCAATGGACTGCTAGATATCAGCACGACACTGTTGCATTAGCCTTTAGTATAACTGAAGAAGCAGAAGAAGATGGACAGTATGGGTCTATCGCTGGCAGATATACAAAAGCTTTAGCAAGGTCAATGGCTTCAACTAAAGAAATTAAAGCTGCAACTGTTTTAAATACTGCAACAACATCTACTGGTGGTGACGGAGTAAGTTTATTAAATACTTCTCATCCAACTTTAAATGGTATCCAAAGTAACACTTTGGCAACTGCTGCAGATTTAAGTGAGACTTCACTAGAAACTATGCTAATTCAAATAGCAGACATGAAAGATGATAGAGGGCTAAGAGTAGCTGCACAAGGAACAATGTTAATTATTCCTACTGCATATATTTTTACTGCTCAAAGACTTCTTGAGTCTACTTTAAGAGTTGGCACAGCTGATAATGATATCAATGCAATTAACTCTGGAGGATATCTTCCAAATGGTTATCATGTAATGAGAAGACTATCAGATAGTGATTCATTCTTTATTAAAACAGATGTACCTGATGGACTTAAGATGTTCCAAAGAACAGCTTTGAAAAAAGGTATGGAAGGTGATTTTGAAACTGGTAGTGTTCGCTACAAAGTTAGAGAAAGATACAGTTTTGGTTTCACTGACTGGAGAGGAATATTCGGCACAGAAGGTGGTGCTTAATACTAACCCTAAAAAGGTAGGGGAGTTACATGCTCCCCTAACTTCCTAATGGAAATAAATTTAAATAATAAAGAAGGAGCTCTTCCTTCGGCAGCAGAAATACAAACAGCTAGAAATCTTTTTCCTAATTCAGAGAAACCAATGGAGTCTTATGAGACATGGAAAAACTCTGGCATGCCTTTAGAAACAACACAAAAATATGGTAGGGCTAGAGGACCAAGTTATCCTAGACCTGAAAGACCAGCAATAGAATTTACAATAAATCCTAATTTGGGAGTCTTTGGTAATAGAGAATTTAGAATCAATAGACCTAAATACTCATATACAGAAGACACTCCTCAAAGAGAATCAGATAAATATAGTACATTATATGGTTTAAAAACCTTACCATTATATTTTAATAAACTCACTGAACCTGTAGCTATAGGTATAGATTTATTAGAGGGTATAGCTACAAGAGATCCAATTCAAACAGGTACAGCAGCAATATTATCACAATCTATGAGCCCTAAGGCTCAAGCTTTAATTGCTGCAGCTTCTGTGTTTATGCCTTTTGATGCTGAGGCAGTTAAGATATTTGGTTCTCCTGAATTATTTAGTGGTGTAGTAGAGAAAATAAAAGGTGCTCCTAGTAAAGCCAGAGGAGAAGAACTCAAACAAAAGCCTGAGAACTGGATGGGTGGTATGTTAAAAGGTGGCACTACTCTTAAAATTAACAATATGGAAATACCTATAAAAACTAGTGAAGTTGAAAATATGATGAGGCTTATTAAAAATAATAAGCTGGACGACAAATTATTGACTAAAGATGAAATGGTAAAAGTTTTAGAAGACCAATATTATACATCCTTTATATCTGAAAAAACTAGCCCTGCTTATTTTAATAGGCTAGGTGATATGGAAGTTACTAAAATAGAATTACCTAAAGATGGAGATGTAACTAAAGATTTATTAGAAATATCTAATTATACAACCAGAGATGCAGGAGTTCATCATGGTGGTGAGCAAGGCATCATAAGCCACTCACTAATTAGAAAAGATAATAATGCTTACGAAATTACAGAAATACAAAGTGACATGGCTTCAGATGCACACAAGTTCGGTATGCGAGGTAGTCCTAAAAATAATTTCTTTCAAGATTTAATGAAACAATTTAAAAGAAGAAATAGAGATGCTCCTGCATTGGATTTTTTTGGAGGGTCTGCTATTGAACGTAGTCCTGCAGGAATACAAAATGATGATTATTTGCCTAATATATTTGAAATTTATACATCTTCACAATACGGCAAAGCTCCTTCTTCAGTATTATCAGGAAATAGTGCAAAAACTAGAAACCTAATGATTGAAAAATATGGTAGGGGTGATGCTATTGGGGGTGGCAATAATGTTGATACTTATGCTGCTGCAATATTTGATAAGTATAAAAATGCCATTAACGAAGTTGATGATTTATACACAAATGATTATTTAGAAAAAATTTATGATTTATCTACTGATAAAGCATTTAAAAATAAATATAATAAAGAAGAATTTGCCACTTCTACTAGAAAAGCAATGAAAGACAAAATAGTAAGGAGCATAAGAACAGAAAATCCAACAGGAGCAAATGTTACTGAAATATTAAACAACATAGCTAGTGGTTACACAACATCTCCTAAGTCTTTGTGGGAGAGTGTTCATAAAAATTTAACTAAAAAAGTTGAAGACTTACACTCTGTTAGTGATGAGTTGGGAGAAGATGCTGCAGATTTAGAAGTGTTTAATGAATTTAAAAAAGTCGATTTTGACTTAAGAAGGTTTTCAAAACACATGCAAAATAATCCTTTAAATTCAGGCAGTGTACCAGCACAAACTCCTTTAATGAAGAATTTAGACTATGTTGAGTTTGAAATAAAAAAGCATCTTGTAAAAGCTGCAAAACAAGACCAACCTAAATTTATGCTCCCAGGAGAAGAACCTTTAAGATATTGGGCAAAAAGAGGTCAAGATGAAAAATTTTTAAAAACTATTTACAGTTTAGCACCTGATAGTAAAAAAGGTTATAAAGGTAAAATAGGTCAAGTTTTAACTAAACTTAGTAAAAAGTATAACATACCTTTTAGGCTAGAGGGTAAAGTAGACTTAGATAATAGAAATTTATATAATATATTTAAAGAAGAAAAGAATAATTTAGAGAACTTAGCAGACCTATCAGACTCGAACTATAGAATTATTGGCAATAGTGGCACATTTAATAATTTAGACACTAGCCCTTACGAAGCTCTTTTAACTGATGCCACTCAAAAGCAAACAGACAGAATTAGAGATTTAAGAGAAGAGTATGCAGATAGTGTATCAGAAGGTGGCGGTGACTTTTCTTCTGCAGAAGCGAGTTTTAATAATAATATACTTGAAGATCCTCAAGATTTTATTTATCAATCTGATATGATGGGTGTTTTGGATTGGGAAGGTATGTCAGAAGGTTTTGACCTTATGGCTAAAAATACAGAGTCTAAAAGTGTAAAGTTAGCATCAGAAATGTTTAGCAACATAACTAAAAAAACTAAGCAAAATTACGAAACCAATCTACAACTTATAGAAGAATTTGCTGATGATGCAAATAATGCTGAAGACTTGTTTAATATAGTTTTAATAAAAGCTTCTCGGAAAGCAGAATCAGATTACATAAATAGCTTACCTGAAATTAAGAAAAACGAACTTATGGATTTAGGTATTATAGGCATGGATCAAAATGCTAGGTTTGTAATTGAATTACCTGATGTTGTAAAAGAGCAGATTATTGAACAAGGCTTTCCAATAACTGGTTTATAAGGTATAAGTAATTCATTCTGGGAATTTTAATCTATAAGGACTGTCCCAGCAGACTCTCAAGTGACCTTATAGTAAACCCTTTTTGAGGAGGTCAATATGGCTAAAACAACTTTTTCAGGACCAGTCAGATCTGAAAACGGATTTCAAATGGTTTCAAAAAATGCAACCACAGGCACAGTAACTGTAACTAGTGGTAATAAAATGATTAATGAAGCTGTAGGCAGTGCAGGTATTGAAGGAACAGCAGGAACTTATGTTACTCAAGTAAGTAGATTTAAAAGTGATGTAGATACTAATGTAAATATAGTTAAAACAACTATTATGATAGACTTAACAGGATTAAGAGATGGTGGTACTGCTGGTGACATTATCGGTAAGGATGGCAGTGGTGTTGCTTATATTGCTAGAGTAACCACAGCTGACCAAGGTACAATTTTTGGTTTGACTATGGAGTGTGTTGAAGCACCTGCTGGTGGTGGTGCAGATATTGATTTATACTCTGCTACTGAAGGCACTGGTGTAAATGATACTGCTATAGGTGATTTAACAGAAACTGAATTAATTAATGGTGGTACACAAGCAGCAGGAACAAGAACAGCATCCGCAGCAACAAATGTTCTTGCAGCTGATCAATATTTATATTTAGTAGGTCAAGGCACTGGTCATGCAGCATACACAGCAGGAAGATTTATTATTGAGATAACAGGCTTTGATGTAGCTAGTTAATAGGAGAGCACAATGGCTAATATAGTAACAACAACTAAACTCTCTGAAAATGTAAACGAGGTAGTCTATGCTTTTCAACTTCAGTATGTTGATGCTGGTGATGAATCAGCTTTATTAAAAGTAGATGTATCAGGTTTAGATCCTAACTCTAATGGAGATGCTTGTACTGGAGTGAAAATATTAGAATGTACTTGGGTTATATCTACTATGACTGTACAAGTATTAGCTGCAGCAGATACCAATGTTATAATGCTTCATTTAACAGAAAATCAATCAGGATATGTAGATTTTAGATCTGTAGGAGGATTGCCTAATACTAAAACTTTAGGCACAAATCCAACAGGAGATATAAAATTTACTACTACTGGTTTAGGTGCTGCTGGCGACTCATATCAGATAGTAATGAGATTGAAGAAGAAATATTAATGGCAACTTCTGGAACAGTAGCTTACAGACCTAATGTAGAGGAGATAATAGCTGAGTCTTTTGAAAGATGTGGTATTGATCCTCAAACACAAACAGGTCAAAAAGCAACCAGTGCCAGAAGAAGTTTAAACTTACTTTTTACTGAATGGTCTAATAGAGGATATAATTATTGGACTGTTCAGTACAAAACAATCACTTTAGTTGCCAATCAAGCAAACTATACCTTAGAATCAGGTATTGTAGATGTTATAGACATGGTCTATAGAAAAGGATCTAACGACCAACCTATGCAGAGGATAGCTATATCAGAATACAATCAATTGCCTAATAAAACTACTACAGGAGCATCTTCTCAGTTTATGTTAGATAGGCAATATACACCAACAATTAATGTTTGGCCAGTGCCAGACAATGTAGTAGATACAATAAGATATTATGGTGTCTATCAATTAGAAGATATAACTAAGTCTTATGAAGACGCAGATGTACCCTATAGATGGACAGATGCCATATGTGCAGGCTTAGCATCTAAATTAGCAGTAAAATTCGCACCAGATAGAGCTGAAGGATTATACACTCTTTATGAAAGGGCTTTTAAATTCGCTTCTGATGAAGAGGGTGCCAATGTAACACTAAGGGTTAGACCATCAGGTTTAAATTTATATTAAATGGCAAGATATGCAAAAGGTAAAAAGTCACAAGCAATATCAGACCGCAGTGGCTTTAGAGTTCCTTACAGACAATTAAAAACAGAATGGAACAACCTAAGAGTTGAACCAGAAGAGTTTGAACCCAAGCACCCTCAATTATCTCCACCTAAAAATATAGTAGATGCTCAGGCTTTATTCCAACCTAGACCTGACAATGATCCAGAAAATATAAGTATATACATAGGCTATAATTGGTTTGTGCCTAAAGTAGAAAATAATATGATGGCTAATATCTACGACAAACCTGCTACTATAGGTGCTAGGGCTAAAGGCAATATAGGTGTAATATCTATAGAATTTAATAGAGAAGTTGCTGTAACTGGTGTTGATGCTAATATTTTAGTAGATGCTAATAATGAAGACGAAAGAGTTGCTTTTGTAGATTATAGTCTTGGGCAAAATGTTAATTATACAGTTACAGTTCAGAGTGTTGAAGGTGCAAATAAATATTTTATAGACGCAGTACAACAATCAACAATGTTACTAAAAGAAGGTAGCACTTATGTATTCAATTGGTCTGCAGCCACTAGCCATCCATTTAGATTCTCAACAACCTCAGACGGCACACACAATAGTGGCAGTGAATACACTACAGGAGTAGTTAAAGACGATTCAGCCTACACAACAACTATAACTGTAGCTAAAGGTGCACCTAACCTTTATTATTATTGTGCTGTTCACTCTGGTATGGGTGGGGCTATTACAACCTTAGCTACTTCAGTTAGTGCTACAAATAACTTAGGAACTATCTCTAACATTGAAACAGAGCAAGTTGTAACTGGTGTTGCTGGTACTGGAGCTGTTGCTGAAGTTGGTAGTAATTTAGGAATAAATATTCCTGAGACTAGTGTGATAGGTACTGGTGCTTTAGGTACAATATCTATTGAACTTGATAATCCTACATGGGGTGTAGGCACATGGGGTGGTGGTGCTTGGGGACAAAGCTTAACTACTGTAGATGTAAGTGTAACAGGTGTTGAAGCTACTGGTAATATAGGTACAGAAGTTCCACAAGTTGAAATATCTGAATCTGGTGTTGTTGGTACAGGAGCAACAGGTAGCGAATCTATTAATATTAGTACAACTTCATGGGGCGATGAAACATGGGGTGAGGATAATTGGGGACAGTAAATGAATTATACATCATTAGTTACAAATATACAAAACTTTTTAGAAGACGATAGTTCTGAATTATCAACTTCTATACCAACTATAATAACTCAAGCCGAAAGGATAATATATCAAAGATTGCCTAACTTACCTTGTTATAGAAATATAGATACTGGCACACTTACAGCTGGCACCACAGATTACACTATATCTACAGCCAGAATGATTCGTAATGTTTCTATTGTAGTAAGCAATGAAAGAGTGTTTTTAAACCATCGTGTTGATTCTTATATGCATGATTATTGGAAAAATTCATCAACTCAAGCCCAGCCAGAAATGTACTCAACAAAACAAGCAACAACATCTGGTGTAATTATTACACTTGCCCCAACACCAAATTCAAACTATAATTATTTTGTTGATTATATTAAACCAGAAACAGGTTTATCAACAGGAAACGCAAACAATTGGGTTGGTGATAATTTGGAAAATGTTTTGTTAAGTGCTTGTTTATATGAAGCTAGTGCTTTTTTGAAGGCACCAGAAACTTTAACTACATATAAAGCTCAATTTGACGAAGCAGTAACTTTAGCAACAGCAGAAATGCAAAGAACTTATCAAGCAGAATATGACGGAGGAATATAAAACATGGCAATATCTCAAGCAATGTGCACCAGCTTTAAAGCTGAAATATTAGACGAACAACACGATTTAGTAGCAGACACTATTAAAGTAGCCTTGTTTACTAGCAGTGCTAGTTTAGGAGCAGGAACAACAGCTTACTCAACTAGCAATGAAATATCAGGCACTGGTTATACTGCTGGTGGTGAAGCTTTAAGTAATAAAGTAGTAACCACAACAGGAACAACTGCATACTTTGACTCAGACGACCCAACATGGTCAGGAGCAAGTTTTACAGCTAGAGGTGCATTAATATATAATGACACTAATGGTGATAAGGCTATAGCAGTTTTAGACTTTGGTGGTGATTTTACAGTAAGTGGTGGTACATTTAAAATAGTGTTCCCAGCAGCAGGAGCCAACGCAATTATAAGGATAGATTAATATGGCAAGTTCATACTCAACAAATTTTAAAATTGAAAAAATGGCCACAGGCGACCAGTCTGGTGCTTGGGGTACAACTACTAATTTTAACTTTGATATACTAGATAGGATTGCAGCATATAAATCTGTAGCCTTATCAGATGCATCAACAGCAACCTTAACAGTTGCAGCATCCTCACCTAGTAGTGGCTCAAGTAATGTTCAAGACGGAATGTATAGAGTGATAAAATTTACAGGATCATTAAGTCAGGCTTGTACAATTACAATAGCCCCAGCAACCACAACAGCTTATTTTATGATAGAAAATGGGACTAGTGGTAGTCAAAACATTATAATGAAGCAAGGCTCAGGAGCAGCAACAGTCACTATTGCTCCAGCAAAAACAGACATAATATATTGCGATGCTAGTGATGAAGTTATATCAGTAGGAACTAAAATAGGAGTTTCTGTAGCTTTAGATGATATTGGTACTGGTGATGCAGCATCAACTTTAGCAACTTCTGCAGGTAACATAACTATTGATGCTCAAGGTAATGACACAGACATAATATTTAAAGGCACTGATAATACTGCCGACATTACTATGTTAACTTTAGATGGTAGTGATGCAGGAACAGCAACTTTTAATCACGATGTTAAATTAAATACAGACAGTTCTGTATTAGGTTTTGGAGCTGATAACGATACAACTCTTACTCATACTGATGGTACTGGTTTAACTTTAAATGGTGCTAATAAATTAACTTTTAGAGATGCAGGGCTAACTATTGGATCTAATGCAGATGGTGATTTAGACATTGTGTCTGATGGTACTGCTGTAGATAGCATTAACATTGAATCTGCAGGTGGTATAACTTTAGATGCAGGTACTGCTGGTAGTGGTATTATTTACGAAGATGACGGCACTGAAATGGCTAGAGTACATAACAGTTCTAGCGATGTAATAATTGAAACTAAGGTATCAGATAAAGATTTATTAATAAAAGGTAATGATGGTGGCTCTACTGTTACACCTGCTACTTTTGATATGTCTGCTAAAGGTAAATTAATTATGGGTGCAGGAGCAGCAGGTAGTACACAAACTGCAAACGCAACTGGCTCTACAGTTTTAGATTTTGATACATATTCTAACTTTGTATTAACTTTTACTGGTAATGTAACTTTAGCTAATCCTAGTACAGAATCAGTTGGGCAGTCTGGTGTAATAATGATTATACAAGATGGTACTGGTAGTAGAACTTTAAGTCTTGGAACAGATTATGAAACAGCAGGAGCAGCAGGATTAACCATAAGTACAGCAGCAAGTTCCGTAGACATTGTTCCTTACTTTGTTCAATCAGCAGATAATATATTGCTTGGTGCACCTCAACTTGCATTTGCATAGGAGACATATCTAATGCCAATTAAAGGTGAATTTTTTCAAAAACCAGCAGGTGGTGGTGCATCATTTTATGACCATCAGATAGCACAGAGCTGTAGATTTGATAGAGGAAGTAGTTCAGTAATAAGCCGTACTAATAGTTCACCATCTAATCAAAAAAAATGGACATTAAGTTTTTGGTTAAAATTTACAGAAGCTACTAATACAACTGCTAGTCAATGTCAAATGGTAGTATCAGGTACTAGTGGTAGTCAGTATTTTTTTACAACTTTTCGTAATAATGAGTTTAAAAGAGAATTAACAGGTACTGGTTATTTAACTAGTTCTGCTTTATTTAGAGATCCTAATGCGTGGAATCATTTTATTTATAGAGTAGATACTACGCAATCAACAGCATCAGATAGAGAAAGACTATATTTAAATGGAAATATAGTAGCTTGGGGTACTACACAAGGTCCTAACTATATTGCTCAAAATAATGATTATGGATTTGTAACACAAAATAGTGTTGCTATTGCATTTGGTGGTATATCAGGAGTAGGGCATGGCACAGTAGGAACTTCTCATTATCTAGCAGAATTTATATTAACAGATGGACAATCATATGCACCTACACAGTTTGGTGAAAGTAAAAATGGTGTGTGGATTCCTAAAGACCCTGATGGTACAACCTTTGGTAATAATGGATTTCATCTTAAATTTGAAAATGCAAGTGATTTAGGAAATGATAGTTCTGGGAACAATAATGATTTTACAGCAGCAGGACTTGGTGCAGACCATCAAGTTCTTGATAGTCCAACATTTGGGAGTTAAATAGATATGGCAAGTAGTGGAAATTTTTGTACCTTAAATCCTTTAACAGAAA